CATGGCAGCGGCAGCGCCGACAGTTGACTTGGAAAGTTCATCGAATAGGAACTTGGACGCCTTCGCCTGCTCCCCATTCTTGATGAACCACGCAATCATTTTCTTCTGTTCATCATTCAGGATCACGCCAGCCGTCTTGAGGACTTTGACCGCGTGTGCAGGATCGGCGAGTGCTTTTCCTGCCAGCAGCGCCGCTGACGGCAGGTCTATCTTCAAACGAGCGGCGAGGTCGAGTACCAGCTTAGTCGCATCCTCAATTCCGACCCCGAGGTTGCGATACACAAGCAACTGCGAAATGGCATCCTGAATTGAGTCATGCGAATAAGTCGAAACCCCCTGTAGGGTCATGGCGTATGCTTCGTACTGGCGTGCGGTTTGCGTGGCTGCTACGCCATTGTTCTTGACCGCTATTTGCAGTCGAGCGAATGATTCCTCGGCTTCCTTCGTGGCATGTAGAACACCACGGAATATTGCCGAGCCGAGATAAGCAGCAGCGAATCCCTTAAGCATTCCCCCGAACTTCGACCATGCTGCACTACTACGCTTCGCAGCATATTCCTGCCGTTTGGCAAACCCCTCCATGCGCCGATTCACGGCGTCCATATCTTTCGAGAATTTGGCCGTCTGCGCTTCCAGCGCGACTGTTAGTTTTGCAATCTCGGTACTCATTTATTCACCTTCTGCGGCGTACCAGCCAGTACCCGCAGTCGCTTGATTCCGTCAGATAGGGAACGACGCTGACGTTCGCTGGAAGTGACCAGCAGGAAATCAGTCGGCGAAACCATGCGGCTATTTTTGCCGCGTAGAACATTGATTATGAGAGAGGCGATAATCCCGGCGTGCAGGTTGTCGCGGATCGAGCCGAATGGCTCGACGGATGCGAACTCGGCCCATTCATCACACTCTGCCGCCGTCATCGTACGCTCCAACTCCCCAACAGTCCGGCCTAACGCCAGCGCGAGCCGGAACAGGAACTTGCGACTCGGCGTCAGTCTTTTTTTTCCTCGCCTTCCTCCACCATCATGCCACCCAACAGCATGACCGCACGGGCCACAGCATCTACTACATCAGGCCGCAGTGCAGCAATCGCGTCATCCTGTCCAGCATTGAACATCGGAGTCCCGTCTGGATTGATAGAACACAACCGAACCACCAGCGCCGGAACTCTTGCCTTATCCACTTCCGACATCGCCAGCACAAGGGAACGATCTGAGACTGATAATTCCCGTACCAGTATTTCACCGCCGTCCAGTTGAACAGCTACCTGCCGCGCCGCACCAAGCGTCAAAAACTCTGCCGCCGTAAGTGTCATATCAAACCAGCGTAATCGCGCCGCTGACCTTGACCGTGAACGTGATCGTATTGCGATCATCCACGGACGGATTCAGAGTCCAACTCAAGCAGATCCCGAGGAACGAAAACTTGGTCGTAGGCGATCCATCTTCGACGCGAATCTGGAAATTGCGCGAATTCTTGTTCTGTACGTCCATTATCATTTCGCGCTCGACGTAGGCGCTCGTTTCATAGTTCAACTCAAGGGTGATTTCTGCACCGTCAGCCAGTCCTGAGATGTACTCGCGGCTACCGCCAGAGCAGAACGTGGTGGCATCAATCAGAGCATTGGTCTGCCCGAGTCCGCTGATGCCGAAAACTTGGCACACCTTATCCCACTCTCCCGGCGATCCAGTCTTGTCGCGGTAGAGGAATACGTTGCCTACAAAAGCGTCGGTCGTCATTGTCGTGAACTCCTATGGGGATTCGTCGTGCCAGAGAATGAACCGTTGTACCACACGATACAAGCCGGGGTCAGGTTCCACCAAGTCCTGCTCAGAATCGAGGAAGGTGGCCCTAACGTCCACCGCCCCCATCGTGCCTCGGAAGTCTATCAGCGCAGCGCGGGTCGCCGCTGCCAGATTTTGCGATCCTGCGTAGGTGGTCGCATAGCAATCCAGTTGAAATTCCGAGCGAACCAGCCCATCTGTACCGCAGAATTTCTGCTGGCGGCGTACGTCCAGACGGGAGTAAACGAGACACGGCTGGAGCAGGAGTGTGGCGGCGGTCGCCTGCGGAATAACCAGCGGGAAAATGCGGGATGACACCAGCGCCTTGACGCCGGTATTCTTGGACAGGTAATCGAACAAGCCCTCATACATCATGCCGGAACCTTTTGCTTTGCCAACTGCACCAACCTCCGAGCGATCGCTTTGCTAACGGCGTCCAATGCCTTTCGAGTGTTGGAGCGTAGAGCAGGCCGCAGCCACGGGTGAGCAGGATACCCTCTGGACTGCATTCCGAGTTCAACCCACTGCGAGGCGTAGTACGCCTCTTTGACCGGACCCACTTCTGCCTTAGCTGCTTGCTTGTCGCGGCTGATGAAAGTTTCGATCTTGACGTGCCGCTTGGCGAATCCCGGAAGTAACCAGTTGCCCTTGTAAGACGTATGCCCGTGATAGGTCCGATGATACGTAAAGCCACTCGCAGGACTCGTCACCAATGCCGCAGCCGCACTCGCCCGCACTGGATTCATTCCAGCCCGCACTGCTGAACGCAATATGCTGGAAAGTTTTTTCCCCTTGCCCATCGCATCCAGCTTGCGCTGTAAATCTTTGGCACCGTGAATTACCCACATGGCATTTTCGGTCAAAACTGCATCCCCTCTGCAACTATCCGCTTGCACATCAAGATCGTTTCCCGATGCTCTTCACGTGGCGCGGTAATGGTGAGGATTTCATATAGGGAAAAGATGGATGGCGAACCGATATCGTCGCCGTGCCGAATCCGCATGGTCTCAACCATGTCGCTGCGATAGCGCATCCTGATCCTCACTTCCACCTCACTCTGCACTGCGGATGCGGCGAAATACTCGCGCCCCATCAGCGGCTCGATTGCTGCCCACACGGTCGCATGGTCTAGCCATGTCCAGATAATTGATCCGGCGGCATCCTGTGACTCGGAGCGGCGTTGGATAGTTACTCTATGATGGAGTGGACCCGCACGCATGGTTCACCTATACGCGATGCAGTCGGCGCAGATTGTCCCGGCCACGTCGCGCTGTAAATGCGCCGCCCGCAATTCTTGGAACTTCATTCCGTTCCAGCCCTCGAGGAACGGCACCGTATTCAGGTCGGCCATCGCGAACCTGCCATCGGCATCGAAACAGCAGGCTGACAGGATGCCGTCAGCGGTGACGTGGCCCTCTGAAAATGCCGACCAGCATGGCAGCGGTTCGCGCATGGCATCCAGCCGTCCTTGATTGCCTGCGGTCGGTCGGTATCCCAACTCAGCCTCGCGCTGCGTCGCCACCGCGCCCATCGAATACAACGGAAGCCAATAGTGTTCATCCACGAACGGACGTACATGCTCATCCAGCAGCAGTTCCATTTTCGCTTGCTGTTCGCCGTCGTACCTGATCGAAGATGCGTACAGGCGGGTCGCATAGCCGCCCTCGTCGCGCATCCAGCGCGAGTCCCGAATGTTGCGGAGTGCGCTGCGGAAATACTTGGGCGACACTCCCATGATTTCCTTGAACTGGATTTCATCAGCAGCGTTGACCGACCACTTCAGCGAATCCAGTCCTGCCGCCATCAGGCCACCGACCGTTTCAGCATCAGCGAGCGAGGCGTTACTGGTCAGGAAAACGTATGGAAACTTGAGCGACCCCTTTACCCACTTCACCGCGTTGAGCAGGAGTTCCTTTGCCATCATGGACTCGCCTAGAAAAAACAGACCGATTTCATGCACGCCAGCGGCCCGCATTTCGACGGTGATGCGCTTGAACAGGTCGAAGTCTATGTCGCCGAGCGGTTGATTCTCACGCATCCTGAGCGCGCAGAATCCGCAACGGTAATTGCAGCGTCCGGTCAGTTCGATCTTGACCGCCTTCGGCGCTGGTGGGTCGGCACGCCGATGCGTTTCGGGAATTGCCGTGATCGCATCAATGCGCGCAGTGATCGTTTCCATCAGACGCCCAACTCGATCCGGTACGGAAACAACAGCCGTTGACAGGTCGGATTGATGTGAATGGTGCTGTCGGCGTTCGCCGCCTCGCGGTTTTCGTACAGGTCGCCGACGATCATCTTGACCGCATGGCGCACCGGCTCGGGAACTGCCGCCGATGGTGAGCCGCCGATCGGCGATCCTTCCGGCCCCCATGACGACAGACTGCGGTTCAGGTAATTCGCAACGTCCGACTCCGCTGCCATGATGTACAGCACCAAGTCGCTGTCACTGTCGGAGTGGTCAATCCGCAGGTGCGTCTTTATTTCGCTCAGGCTGACGATCATTTGTCACCTTTAGGTTTCTCAACCACGTTTTCATCGCCGCTTTCGCTGCGGCGCGTCTTTCTTGACACGGGCGGCAAGGCTTCAAACGCAGCAGCGGTCGCCCATATTTCGTCATGCTCGGCCTGCTTCCAGTCCTTGATCCACGGCCCGCCGAGCGTGAAGTGCGCCACTTTCACGACTCCCGGTTTCGGCTGCACGTTAACCAGCCAGTTCCAGTTCGCCGGTAGCGTACCGATTTCTGAGTCGCGCAACCAGCAGAATTGATGCAACAGATCGCCGGGATACTGGTTCAGCATCGCCAGCGACAGCCGCAGGTGCGCGGGATGGCTGCAATTCCACAGCACGACGCTCGACCAGTTCTTGCGCGAGTACGTGGTCTGCTGTTGCCCGCCCATTTTCTGCGGGCCGGTGTCGCCCATATCGTGTTTGACGACCTGCACCGCGAACCGCTCGTCGCGCAGTTCAAACAACTCGTCAACGTCAGCCATGAAAACGACATCGTGATCGGTGAATAACGCCCATCCTTCGCGGCACAGGAACGGGACGAGGAAACGGGAAATCGCAAACTCGGTTGACATGCTCGCGCCCGATAGAACGTCACTGAGTTGCTGGCCGCGTGCAGTACGAGGTCGCCACAATAAGTTCTGCTGCTCCAACTCGGACAGCACCAGCGGCTCGGCACCGATACGTTGCTGCGAAGTATTCAGCAACGAGCGCGCCGCGACCCAAAATACACTCGGTTCTCGACTGTCATAGCCGATGAAAACTGGTCGCTTCATTGCCATACCATGATGTGATCGCCGCCGATGTTGTGCAGCACGGTCATTCCCATCGCCTCAAGCATTTCGATCGCTGCCATCGGTTTGAACCCATGCTCTTTTCCGAAGTCCTTTTCCTCGACCACCATCACCGGACGGCAGCGCATGATCGTTTCGCGTGCGCCTTCGATCACTCCCGGTTCGTATCCTTCAACGTCGATCTTGATGAAATCTACATTCTCAAATTCAAACTCATCTAGTCGCTGCATCGGCACGCTGCCAGCATCCGTGATGCCCGAGTGCATGGTGTGTCCGGTATTGCCGTCGAAGCGGCGCAGCCCGCAGGTGCCGGTATGCGGGCCGAGCGCGACTCCGTGCAGCGATACATTCGCCATCGGCACATTACGCAGGAAGCATGGCATCAGCGCGGCGTTCGGCTCAAACGCCTCGACGTGCTTAAACCACTTGCACAAGTGCATTGTCCACAGTCCGACGTGCGCGCCGACATCCACGGCAATCCTACGACGCTCAGGCGGCACGGATTTCATGGCGAGGTGAAGTTTCCCGTACTGATAGGTCAGCTTGCCGCCCACCTTCATGTCGATTTTCGTCATCCATTCGACGAGGTGCTGTTCTTCGGCTGGCAACCAGATACCGCCGACACATTTCATATCCATTTTTTGATGCCCGTCAAGATTTGCTGCGGTGTGATTGTTTTCCATGCGGCTTGACACCTCTCGTTAACAATTCGCCAGCCAGTCGCGGCAGGATCATCGACAGCGATGTTGAAGTGCTGATCGTAGCCGGTAACGCTTGCCGGAATATATGCCCCGAACAGCACCACCGCAGGACAATTCATGGCGGCGGCGGCGTGATGTAGCGCGCCCTCGGGCAGTACCGCACAACGCGCGGCGCGCAGCATCCCGCACGCCTCGACGAATGTCGGCGCGACCAGTTGACGTACACCGCGCAGGAACTTGCTGTCGCCCCTGCCAAGCTGCGCCCACGGCAGCGACGGAGCGGCGTCCACAAGCGTCTGCCATTGGCCCCATTGCTTGTTCGGCGACGCGCTCGACTTGATTTCCGGCTCGATCAGGATCAGATCGCGCGCCTGTTCGTCGGCCTTGATCCACGGTAACTCGGCGGGCGTCGGTCGAAAATCCAGCCGCCACGCCCATCGCAGCGGCGTCGTTCGCACGTAATCCACATACGGTCGCGCGTTGCCGCCGCTGATAACCTTATGCGTGCAGGTTTCACTCGGCCCCGCGATGTACGAACAGCGCGCCCATATGAAATGCGAGCGACGAGTGCCATTGCGATCCACGATTGCCACTTTGTCGCAGCCGTGTTCTCGGACGTAACTCCGCGCCTGACCCATCGCAATCATTTCGTCACCGATTCCCATGCAACTCCCGCCAGCACAATCCCGATGCCATTTCCTCGATTGTCCACTGTTGCGCTGCCAGTCGCGCGAATAGTTCGCGCCGTTCCTCGACGCTCGGCAGGCGCGGCGTTTCGATCTGCTCAAAGGTAGTCGCCAGTAGCGCCGCCGGGAAATTCTTGTTAGTCACAATCACAGGCACCGCCGCCGCGAGTGCTTGCAGCGCCGCGCTTGAGGTGTGCGATACGACAATCCACATTAGCGGCAAGATGCGATGCAGCGCCGGTTGATAACGATGCTCGCCGATCGGTTTATAGCGGATCAGCGGGAAGCGTTTTGAGTATCGACGAACTTGATGCGCGGCGTGCGCCAGCCAGCGATCCAGCGTCAGGCCATCCACGTCATACGCGGCGTTCGACTGGCACGCCAGCAGCACGTCGCCCTGTAGTTTGCGAGTCTTGATTATTTCGCCGCCGATACGGTGCAGCCGCTCGTAATTCGGCGCGGCGCTGGCCGAATACAGTGCGCGATGCGTGACGCGATGGTATTCGCCGCGCCCGATGTAGCCGTGGTCGATTTCGTACCAGTCGGAACTCACGTCCATGATGCGGCGCTGCCGCTCGGCCATGCCGTGAACGACGGCGATGCCTTCGCGCGGTACGAAATCCAGCGATACCTCACCGCCACAACCCGCAGCGAACGCCTCACATACTGCGACTGAGTAGCGTTTCCTCGGGTCGGCGTAGCAGGTGATTGAATGCTCGCCCATCGGCAATTTCCCTCAGTTCCCACATTGCCCACGCAATTCGGTGCAGCATCGGCCAGCGGTCACCGACGAACGGTTCCGGCAGCGGGCGCGCATACGCGCGCGCACCCGTAGCGCCGATCCAGTCCGGCATTCCGTAGAACACCGGCACGCCCGCGAGTATCGCCTTGATGCCCGCGCCGCTCGACCATGTGATCGCCGCGCGTGCGCGCGACAGCGCGCGCGTAAGGCCAGCAGGGTCGGGATCGTTGCCGGGATGCGCCCGCATCATCACTGGAATTTTCTGGTCGAGCAGGTCACGCTCAACGCGCTGGCACCATGCGGTCGGCGCGACGTTCGCTGCCGAGCCGATGCCACGCTGTTCAAATATAACTACCGGCCCGCTGCCGACATTCCACGGTGCCGGTTCATCAAATAATTCCTTCGCACGCTCGATGCCGCCGACGTTCCAGATTCCGCGACCCATATGCCAGTCGAACGCCAGCGCATACCAGATACTTCCACGCCAGTCGCGTCCGACGTACCCGTTTTCAGCAACGATCACGCGCGCGCCGCGCGTTTTCCAGCGGTGCGCCTCAGTGTGAGTTTCACCGTATCGGTTCCAGACCACCAGCACGTCATCCGGCTGCGGCTTTGCCAGTTCGCTCTTGATTTCGTAACCGAGCGCGGCCAGCCCGCCGCAGAACGCATCGCGGCGATAGTGTGGATCGCGCCGCAGCATGATGACCGCATCAGCCACCGCACGCCTCGGCCAGCGGCATCTTGTTGAAGCATTTGAGATGCGATTCAGCCGAGCAGTTGACTACCGCAACGCCCATGCTCGCCAAATCCGACGCGATCTGATCGAAGTTCCGAATCATCGAGGCATACGGCGAATCACGCTTGAGAGTTTTCGGATGCAGGCCGAAGAAATGTTCCTTGCCATTGATCGGCCCCATGTCGTAACCGACGAGGATCAGCCGCCGCGCTCCCCACAATGCCGCGAGGTTCACCGCCTGCGCTCCGCTGTTGCTGTTGAAATGAATAAATCCCGGCGTCCTGCTCAGTCCCGGCTTGTGATCGCCCGCCACAAGATTCAATCGAAATCGGGCGGCTGCGTTCTTGTCTTGCGTCCAAAGCTGGCCGGTGAAGTGCGCCGCGACTTCTGCGTGATGGAGTTCCCACCACGCGCCATCGCAGGCGTAGAGGATCGCCGCTGACGGATAAAGTTTCCAAGCATCATTGATGCAGATAACTCGTCGGCTTCCGACCAGTCTAAGGTCGGCGGCTGCGGCGGTTGGGCCGGAAGCGACGAGGACGACTTCGCGCGCCTCGTCGCCAAAGATAAAGGGCCGGTCGGTGGCCCCTGAACCACCGGCTCGTCCACCATTTTCGTTTCAGCCAGTAACAGCGCAGCGCCGCTTGCGATCAAGTCATGCGCCTGACGCGGATTGACGAGGATGACCTTGCCCGGATCAAGATGCCCGAGGCGGGAGTCGATCACGGTGCGGAGTATTCGGACGCGGATCATAAATGCTCACTCCGAAAAAAGAGGGCGACTTGCGTCGCCCTCAACAACTGCCACCCGTTAGAGGTGCGGCGAGCCAGAACGCAGACCGCCAGCGCGAATCGCCAGCGTATTGAATACCACGAACGCGGCGCGCAACTCCGCGCGCACCGTGACGAGGTTTTTCTGCACGTTCACGTCGTCCTGCTCAAACATTTCCACGACCAGCCCTGAGCGCATGAACAACTGCACGGCATCGGTCGCCATGCAAATGTATTCATCCTCGGGGACCGAGTTGGACGTGACCACCGGCAAACCCCACACGGTCGGAGCCAGCCCGCCAGCCACGAAGCCGACGCCGTTGCCGCCACTGATGACGTATTCACCCGTGGTCGCCTTGCGCCGCTCAATCGCGCCCCAGTCGGACGGATTCATCAGCACGATGTTCGGCTCGTACTCGGATGCTTTCACCGCGTACTTCGCCTTCGACAGCGTGTCGAGTTCCGTGTCGCCGGGAACGCCATCCAGCACCGTGAAGTTGCCGGAATCCAGAATGCCCGACAGGTTCGGCGAGGTGCCGTTGCCCCTGACGATCTGCTGTTCCAGCCGCAACTCGATGCCGTAGCGCAGCCGACGATCCACATACGACTGCAATGCAGGCGCATCGTCGAGGACTTGCTTAGACAACTTGAGCCAGTGCGCGATCGTGCGAACCGGCGCGTTCGCCAGTTGAAACGTCAACGCACTCTCAGGCTTCGACGCCCCTTCCAGCGTTTCCGCTGCCGAGTTCGTGAATGCCAGTTCGCGCGTGTACTCGATCGAGTTCGACGCCGTTGCGCCGCGCGGAATGACATCAGCGATCCGCAAACTGCGGAATGCGCCCGGATAGATTCCCGGCAGACGATCCACTGGCACCAGCGTATCAATCGGGCCGACCGGACTGCCGCCTTCACCGAGGATCGTGTTCTTGACCTCGATGCGCGCGCGGTTGATCGAACCTGCCATGAACGCTTTGAACTGGTCGGACTCGACAAGCTGCTGACCGACTGACTTGTTGACAGTCGGCTCGCCCTTCGTGTCGAGGACGGTCTGCTGCATGGCGGTGAAACGGGTCGAGAGTGCCTCATGGCGCTCGGCCAGTTTCACGACCTCGGCCTTCACTTCGGATGCGGCCTTGCCCGCGTCCTTGATCTGGCCCTCGTATTTCTCAAGTGCCGTTTCGAGCGACTTTTCGTGCGCGTCGAGTGCGGCCTTGATGTCTGAAATTTCCATCGAGTTATTCCTTGATGATGACGCTTTACGCGCCGGGGATTCTCACGGCCCGGATCATCGCTGCTATCTCAGCAGGCGACGCTTCATGCCCTCGATCACCGAGAGCAACGGACTTGATGCGTGATACGAGCGCACACGCATCGCCCCTTGAAAAGCCGCCTGCGTCACGCAGGATGCTTTCTAATTCTGCCAAGCTGCCAGCCGCGTCGATCAACGACTTCACGTTGTCAACGACGGCGGCGCTATCGGCATTTTCCTCGACCACTGACACTTCGATCAGGTGGACGCGCTTCAACTGCCGGAACTTACCGACCTTCTGCGAGCCGCCTGACGGTATCTGGTAGCGGATGCTCAGTCCCTCGACGCTGCCGTGCTTCATGCTGGCGTAAACGTCATCGGCGACCGAGTGGCCGGGAGTGAGCAATCCTTTGACGCGCAGCCCGTGACCGTCCTCGGCGATGGATTCCCACTTTCCGATCACCGGCCCGCGATGATTCCAGCGCATCTTGACCGGACGCTGCCGGTTGTTCAGCGTGTCGGCATATGCTCCCGGCAGGATCGTGTCGCCGTAAGTATCAACGCCGTTGAACACGCTGGCGTATCCCTCAAACACGCGACCCTCGCCGCGTTTCTCAAGCGTCAGATCGCACTCGGCAAGCGTCAGCGTTTTGATTTCGAGCATTGTGCTTCCCTCACGCGGCCAGAATTTCCATCAGTTCCTCATCATCGGCAATCAAATCCGTCCAGTCCACGGTCGCGCGCGCAATGATAACAGCATCGTGCGGATGCGGCCCTAACCTCGCCCGCGCCTGCACGCGCGCGTCTTGCAGACCTATACTTGAAACCGCGCGAATAGTCGAGCGGCTGCGCCCGGAAATGACGGCATCATCAAGTCGAACAGCAGTTCGCGCACGGCTCGGCAACCGCACCACGACCGGAATCGGCGGCTGAATCGGCAGCGATGGCGGTGCATAGCTGGTCGAGACATCGCGCAGCGGCTTGCGCCCGCCGCCGATGCTGCGCTGCTGCGCGGGCGGTGCGGCTACCACTGTCGCAACGCGGGCGTTGACCGTGGCACCGTCGAGCGTGACCGTCAGGTTCGCATCACGTACCGGCTGGCTGCTGGCGCGCGCCAAGATCGCAGCGCCAGCGAGCGTCGCCGACAACGTGGCCGCTCGTACCTCCAAGCGCAGCGCGTTAGCGACGAGTGTGGCATCGGCAAGCGTAACGGCGAGCCGCGCCCCTTCGGTTTCGGTTGCGTGACCATGCACCGTCGCCGCGTCCAGCGTGACGGCGAGGCGAGCATTGTCAGCAGCAGCAGTGCGAGCATTGAGCGAGGCGTCAGCGAGCGTGAGCGCCAGCCGCGCCCCTTCGGTTTCGGTGACATGACCGTGCAGGACGGCAGATTCCAGCGTCACCGTTCCGGTCAGCAAGTCGGGATGACTGGCGCGGGCGTTTAATCCTGCATCGGCAGTCGTCAAACTCGCGGTCGCCGCCACGGTGCCAGTCGCGTGACCGTGCAGCGTGGCCGCGTCGAGCGTCAGCGTCAGGTTCAGGTCAGCAGGCGGCGCACCCGTGTGCGCGTGCAGCGTCGCAGATTCCAGCGTGAGTGCGAGCGTGGCGAGGTCGGGATGGGTCGCCCGTGCGCTAACGGTCGCAGCGTCGAGCGTGAGCGCGACAGTCGCCAGATCGGGATGCGTGGCGCGTGCGCTGATGGTGGCGGCATCAAGCGTCAGCGCGAGCCGTGCGCCCTGACCTGCCGTGGCGCGAGCGACCAGCGTGGCCGCGTCGAGTGCAGCCGTCAGTCGCGCATTGTCACCAGCCGCCGCCCGTGCGTTGAGGGTCGCAGCGTCGAGCGTAATCGCAAGCGTGGCCGGTATCGTCGCCTCAAGGATGATGACGCCGCCACCGGATTCCAGCGTGATGCCATCCGGCCCGCCGCTCTCAAGTAAAATCCGGTCGGCCATTGCAGCCGCCGCCTAAAAGTAAGTCGTGATTTGCAGCGCCCCATGCCCGCCCGCGCCGCCGTCCTGAGTGTTCAGCGCAGTCCCGCCGCCGCCGCCGCCGCCGCCCGGAAACCCACCAGCGCCGCCCGTGCCGGTTGTCGAGGTGCCAGCGTTGCCGCCGGAGCCGCCGTAAGGAAACCGAGTCGAGTCGTTGCCCTTCAAGTTCGCAGTCGCAGCAGTCGCCACCGCGCCGCCGCCTGCGCCCGCGACTGATACGTTCGCATTCGACCGGCCACCGGCACCGCCACCGCCGCCGCGCATTGAATCGCCGCTGGTATTCACCGCAAGACCAGCATCCGTGTCGGCTCCCGACTCACCGCCGCCGCCGCCCCATTCGGCAGGTGAACCGCCCGTAGGTGCGGTCGTACCAGAACCACCGCGCCCGCCGACTGCGCCGTGCGCCGCCCCTGCTGCTGCGGCACCGCCTATATCCACTCGCGTTGTCGCAACCGCAGGCGACACGAAGCCGCGCCCGCTTCCGCAGCCGCCGTTACCACCGTCCGCAGTGATCGCGCCGACTGCCGCAGTGCCGGTGATGTGGATGGGCATGAATGGCGGCGTGACGCTCTTGCCGAATTGCGATACGACGCCGACGTTGCCTGCGGTGCCGTCAGCGTGCGTGACAACCGCTGCGCCGCCCTTGCCAGCATGAACCAAAACGGTCGCAGTCAAATCGGCGGCGTTGAACCACATTTCGTCATAGCCGCCGCCACCGCCGCCACCGCCGCCCGCTGCCGTGGCCGCGTTGCGACCATTCGATCCGCTGCCGCCGCCGTCGATCAACTGCACGAACACGCGCCGCGCGCCGTAAGGTTTGACCCACGTATCATCCAGATCGGCAATCGAGCCGATGAACTTCTGTATCTCAGACTCGCGCCCGACTGCCATCTGCCCGCGTGTGACACCCGCTGGAATGAAGTGAATGCGCGAGCAAAGATCAGACGATGAGTTCGCCCACGTCACCGTGGTCGCCTTGACCTCGCCCGCAGTCGAATCCACACCCGAGGCGACGTAGATGAAGCCGCCGAATCCGTCCGTCGTGCCGTCGTCGAACTGCTCGGTCACGCTTGCGAGGTCAGTGTTCGCCAGCGAGGAACCCTCAGCGCCAGCGTTGTCCACGTTGCCAGCGAAAATATCCACGACCAGCGTGTTGTCAACCGTTGTGACCGATACCGGACTGGTGCCGCTGGTGGACGCAGTAAATTTCCAGTTCTGATCCTGCAACGTGAACGGATCGCCGACCGTCAAACAGCCGCGCACCGCGAACATCATCCCGTAGGTGTGATCGCCAGTGTCGGGAATGGTCGGCGCGGCTTCGGAACCGCCGTCGCGTTTCCAGAATATCGACAGTTTGCTTGAGAGCGCAGTCGCCGCCACGCCGAAGCCATTTTGCGGCCCGAGTTGCTTGTATCCGGCTGGCGCTGCTACCGCAGAGTCATTACAGGATTGCAGCACCAGCACCAGAATGTCATCGGTGGCGTGCGTGCCGGGAAGCGTGGCAGTCGGGACGCCGGTACTGGTGAACTCCGCGCCGACCGAAATGATGGACGGCGCATCCGGCACGGTCACGAACGTCTTGATGTTAGCGAGGGTCGCGCTATACGCCACCGCGAGGTCGCTGGCATCTGCGACCGCCACTTTGTCACCGGATGCGAGCGTGCCGCCCGCGATCCCGGTCATCGCACTGATTTTGACATCAGCCACGGATCACGCTCCCGCGTCGCTTATGCGTTGCCTTCGGTGATCGTGAACAGCGTCACCGTCACTGTCTGACTGATCGCGATGCTGGCATTGTCGATTTCCATTTCCGCAGTCGGCGACGACGAGGCGGGCGTGATGTTGCCCTGCATTTCGCAACTGTCAGGCGAGCCAGCCTTCCTGATGCGGAAGTGCCCTGCGGTGCCAGCGCCAGTCGCAACGCCCGACCATGTGCCGGATTTGGTGCCGACGCCCGCCGCGAATGCCGAATACCAGTCAGACGGCAGCGTGATCGTGCAGAGCAGCGAACCGCTATCGGCAGTCAAGCACGCCGCCGGTTTATTGCCCGACCTGATCTGCAAGGTCGGCGCAGTGCCGATTTCGGTTTCGATGGCGTTGCCGCGCTTGTTGCGAACGCCGACTGAGAATTGCAATGCCATGTCAGTTCACCTCTGTATCGACCAGTTTCACAATGCGATTATCATGCCCACGCACGACCACGGTAGTGTATCGCTTCGGTTTGACCATTTCCGCTTTCGCTTCCAGCAGTTCCCGCGCCAGCGTGTCCAGCTTCATTTCCATGCGCTCGAAAGTGAATTCGGTTGCGATGTTTTTCGCCGCATCCCCAAAGGTGCCGCCGTCAGGAGTGAGCGGCTGCGCCGAGCGACCGGCCTGATCTATCGGAACCATCGTGCCATTCACAAGCAACTGGTCGCCGCCTTCAAGCGGCGCGCGCCCTTCTTCCTCGCGCGCTTCGTTCGGCGTGATGACGCCCGCGTTGATGGCCGACTGGTAGCCTGCGAAGCGTGCGGCAGGATCGGCGCGCAGCAGATCGTCGAAGTCGAACTCGACCTCGTATGTGGCGCTTTCCTGCGGCGTCATCAGGTTCACCATGATCGACTGCTCAAAGCGAGTCAGGTATGGTTTCAGCCCAAGTTTGTACCAGCCCGCGATGATCTGCTCGATGCCGCTGCCCCATGTCGTGCTACTCGCGGTATCGTTCACCAGCACGCTCGGCACGCCCATGAAGCGCGCCACGTCCTCGATCTGGAACCGGCGTGACGCCAGCAGTTCAATATCCTGCGGCGACATGCTGATCGCCTCAAACTTCATGCCCGCTTCAAGCACCAGCAGCGAGTCGTCATTGCCCTCGACCAAATCCTTGAACGAGTCGCGGATTCCTTGCCGCTGCGTCGGCGTCAGAATCTTGTCGTACATCAGGATGCCAGCCGGTTTCGCGCCGTTGACGAATACCTGACTGACGCGCTTCTCGCTGGCGAGCGCGATACCGAGTGCGTTGCGCGCATGGCCGAGCGGCGACAATCCCACGACTCCGTTGCCGAACAGCTTGACGTGCCAGATATTCTGCTCGGCGTAGGCGACCGTCGCTTCCATCGTGTAGTACAAATAAACCCGCGAGCCGTCCTTGTTGGTGCGGCACTCGGTCTGCGCCGCCATCATCGGCACCAGACCAGCGATCACGCCGGTCGTATCGCGCACGATGCGCGCATAGCAGTTGCCATGCACCGCGAGGTTCAGCACCATCGTTTCGAGAAATTCGACGCGCGTCTGATAACGGTTCAGCTTGCCGTCGAACAGCCGCAGCAACGGCATATCCTTCGGCTCAACCTCGGAACCGTCAGCGCGCCGATACATGCAGAGCGGCAGACCGGCCACGGTTTCCGCGATCAAGCGCGCGCACGCCCAAAACGCCGACAACTGCATCGCAGTGTCGAATACGACCGGCGCTGCCAGTTCTGCGGTGAGTTGCTGCGGCACGCTGATTTGAGTGCCGGTGTAATCCTGCGGGCCGAAACCCATCCAGCCGATGAACGAGCGCACCAGACTCATTTCTTTCCCCTCGTCAGCATGACTGGATCGGCGATCGCCTGAGCCATATAAGCGGTTTCGTCAGCTTCCGCAAGACCGAATGCCATCAAAAGCGCAACGAGGCCGTCGATCTTGTCGCTGCTGCGCTTGCGATCTGGCGCGCGATTCCGGTTCACATCGTACCGCACAACCATGTTCGCTGCGTTCCATTGCAGGATCGGATCGCCACCGTGCCGCAGGTCGCCAGCGATGTATGCCCGTTCCAGCGCCGACATTGCGGGCGTGAAGCTGCGCGTTCCCTGAATGAACTTTTCCATCGGCAAGCCAGCCTGCGTCAATTCCAGTGCCAACTGCGTCGCATTCCACGGATCGAACCCGACCTTGCGCGGCTCGAAACGCAGCCAGTCGGAAATGATCTGCTCGCGGATCACCGCATAATCGGTTACGTCGCCCTCGGTAACGGTCAGGTGTCCGTTTTCGATCCATGCTTGATACGGCACCGTGCCGCGCTCGCTGCGCATCTTGACCGCCGCTTCCGGCACCCAATAGCGCCCCCACGTCCACCACTTTCCAGCGTGATGCCAGAGCATTCGCCACGCGCACATATCCCGCGTTGATGCGAGGTCTAATCCTGCGAAGCATGCCTCGCCCTGCATCTGGTCTAGAGATACCGCAGCGCCGCAGCGCC